AAGAGAGAGCACAAGGAAATGATATAGCAAGAGGACTGCATATATTCCATGAAGGAGGAGTTATAAAAGATAAGCATGACTTAGATTGGCTTGCTATTGCAGGTGCTAATCATTGGGGTCTTAATAAACATACCTATGAGGAAAGATTAGAGTGGGTTTATATAGAAGGAACTGATTTTGCAGAGGAAGTTTATAAAGATCCGATAGGTAATGTTGGTATATGGGGTAAAGCAAAAGAACCATTTCAATTTCTGGCTTGGTGTAGAGAGTGGTGTGAATTTCAATGCGAAGGATATGGGTATAGATCTCATCATGTCTGCTGCCTTGATGGTACAAACAATGGCTATCAACATATAGCAGGTCTTATATCTAATCAACACCTAGCTAATAAAGTTAACCTACAAAATGTTAATCAACCACAAGATTTATATAAACAAATCCTCGATGTTCTCTTGACACTACTGGAGAATGACAACTCTCAAGAGTCAGAAGATTGGTATGCAATGAGAGATAAGCTAACAAGAAAGTTTATAAAGAAACCTGTACTTATGATTCCATATAACTCAACAACATTTGGCATAGCAAATTATATAGAAAAGTATTTTGTAAATGAAAATGTTTTCATGGCAAAAAATTTTAAGAATACTTTTTACTTAGCAACCATGATCGAGAAGGCAGTTAAGAATGTTACACCTGAAAGTTATGACGTACTACAGTACCTATCTCATACTGCATTATGTTTTAATCGGGAGAATAAACCTATCTCTTGGCATACACCATCAGGCTTTCTTGTTCAACAGAACTACTACAAGAACGAGATCAAAAGAGTAAAGACTAAATTAAGTAACTCAAGTGTAAGGTTGAGTTTGGCCGAACCTGATACCAGTAAGATAGATAAACGTAGACAGGCACAGGGTTTTCCTAGTAATTATATACATAGTCTTGATGCTGCACATTGCCATCTAAGTTTGGTGGAAGCTAGCAAGAAAGGACACAAACAATTCTGTGTTATCCATGACTGTTATGGTAGCCCTGCTAGTGAGCTTAGAAGTTTTATACAATGTGTAAAGCAATCATTCTTCGACATATATAGTGACAATAATTTAGACAGTTTATATCATCAAACGACACAACAATTAAGTGATACCAGTAAGTTACCAACAGCACTAGATATGGGAGATTATGATATAGAAGATGTGTTGACTGCACCATATATATTTACATAGGAAGAGATCAAGGTATAGTTAAGGAACGTCTTTTATAGACGCAATAAAACGGAAACCAAACCAGGTAATTACATGGAAGAACTGAAAGCGGAGACTATTAAAATAGTCACACCTAACCCTACTAATTTTAGGTACTCATATCTTGTAACCCCTGACGAATACAAGGGTATCAAGAAATATAAAGCAGAGTGTCTTATTAAGAAAGGCACAATGATGAAAGATGACAAGGGTCGAGAAGTCGATGCCGTTGAATACATCTTTGAACAGCTTGAAGGTTTACTTGAAAGATGGAAGGCTTCGCTAAAAGAATACTATCCAGATAGAAAGTTTTCTCTTACTAAAAACAAACATGGAGAACCATCATTACCTTACTTCCTTGAAGATGATTGCCTTGTAATCAGAACAAGCAAGAAGGCAGGTGGAGTAAAACAGAATGGTGAGGTATGGACTAATCCACCTGTTACTTTCTGGGCTAATGAAGATCCTTTACGTCTAATGAATGATGAAGAGAAGCAACAGTATGAGAAGATCAGTCCAATGACAGAAGGGCAGATGTCTATGAAGTGTTCTGGCTATGATGCAGGTGCTAATGGTGTCGGTATTAGATGCCAACCTTTACAAGTCATAGTAAGGAAGCACGTTGAATGGACAGGCAGCCCAGACTTTGAAGCAGCAACATCTAACTATGAAGAAAAAAGTACTGCGTCATCAGCAGCCGACTTCTAAATACAAGAGTAAGTTTGAAGCTGCGTTTGCTGACAACTTAACTAAAAAGAAAATTGTATTTACTTATGAAACCATCAGTATTGACTATGAAATTACTTGCTGCTACAGGCCTGACTTTATCCTCAACAATTTTATTGTTGAAACAAAGGGTTACTTCTCAAAAGAAGATAGACGAAAACATCTTGCGATTAAGAAGAAACGACCCGACTTAGATATTAGGTTCTGCTTTCAAAATAGTAGAACCAAACTATCTAAAGCAAAGAACTCTATCTCGTATGCCAAATGGTGTACGAGACATGGGTTCCAATACTGTGACAAATTTATTCCTACTGATTGGTATGCCTAGTTATCCTTTACCACCAAGCCCAAAAGAAGGGTGTCTTATCTTTGATGATTACAGAAGAATGTGGATAGTTTTTAATGGTAAGCAATGGATTGATGTTGACTTCAAAGAACACAAATGTAATCTCAATGAAAAGTCAATACAAGAATAAAATAGTCTGCCCTGAATGTGGCAAGAAAAACTGTGCAGTCTTTGATGATGGACACCATCATTGCTTTACTATGGACTGTGGCTATACCTATTATCCCGACCAAAAAGAAAAGAAAGTGACCACTAACATCATTCCTTTATACAAACCAAACCCAAGACTATTAAAGGTAACACCGATAGCTTTACCTAAACGTGGAATTACTAAGGAGACTTGCGAACTATTTGGTTATGGTATGTCTGAACATAGAGGACAGCCTGTTCAAGTAGCTACATATAAAGATCAGAAAGGTAATGATGTTGCACAACATATACGCTTTCAAGATAAGAAGTTTATATGGATAGGTGATATGTCAAAGGTACAGCTATGGGGTCAGCATCTTTGGAGACAACATGGAGGTAATGGTTCTGTCTTTATAACTGTCTGCGAAGGTGAGATTGATTGCATGAGTGCTAGTCAGATTCAAGGTAACAAGTTTCCCTGTGTATCCATACCATCAGGAGTACAGTCAGCAGCTAAATATCTAGCAGCTAACTATAAATGGTTAGATAGTTTTTGTCGTATCGTTATTTGTTTTGATAATGATGAAGCAGGTAGGAAGGCAGCAGAAAAATGTATGGAAGTCTTACCAAAAGGTAAGGCAGCTATAGCAAAGTTAGATCGCAACGATGTTAACGATCACCTTGTATTAGGTGAAGGAGATTTAATTAGAGATAGGTTATGGAAAGCTAGACCAGTAAGACCTGACTCTCTTATTAATGCTGCTGATGCTTGGGATTTGTTTATAAAAGAAACAAGTAAACCTATATCAGACTTTCCATTTCCAAAGCTAAATGATTACACAAAAGGTTTGTTTCCTAGTCAACTCTTTACAGTAGCTAGTGCTAGTGGTGCAGGTAAATCAACAATATGCAGAGAGCTATGTCATCACTTCTTAAAAAGAAAATTAAAGGTAGGTTATATTGGGTTAGAAGAATCAGTACAAAGAACTCTTCAAGGTCTAGTAGGTATTGACTTGAATATTCCTTTGCACTTAAATGAGGATGGCATAACAAAAGATGATCTGAAGATTGCGTTTGATAACCTCACATCAACACGCAATCTTTTTTTATACAACCACTTTGGTAGTCTTGAGCCTGATGTATTACTAGAACAGATAAGATACTTAGCTACTGTTGATGGAGTAAAGGTAGTCATACTAGATCACATCAGTATAGTTTTGTCTGGTCTTGAATTAGATAATGAACGTAAAGCAATAGATATAATAATGACTAAGCTTAGAAGTTTATGTGAAGCAACTGGTATAGCTCTTGTACTTGTCAGTCATTTACGCAGACCACAAGGACAGTCACATGAATCGGGTAGAGAAGTAGATACATCAGACTTAAGAGGATCACATAGTCTTCTTCAGTTATCTGATGTTGTGTTATCTGCATCAAGAAACCAGACAGGAAGTGAGAGTGAAAGGCAGAGACTACAACTTAAGGTGCTTAAGTCTAGGCATACTGGTATGACAGGAGAGGTAGATAAATTATTGTACGACCAGAAGACAGGTCGGCTTGTTGTATATGAGGACTTTATTTAACTATGACTTTACTTATTGATGCTGATTGGTTGATCTACAATTCTTGCTGTGCTTGTGAGCAAGACACAAGATGGAATGATTGGGAGCATACACTTCACTCTGATGAAAGAGACATACTTAACCTGATAGAGAATAGGTTAGATGTTTACAGAAGTATTGCTGATAGTAATCACGACATAGTTATGTGCTTTACTTCTTACCCTACATTCAGACATGAGATATTCCCTGAGTATAAGATCAACAGGATAGGTAAAAGAAAACCACTAGCTCTTAAGAGTATTATTAAAGAAGTAAAAGAAAGATATGAAACTGTAGCCTATCCAAACCTTGAAGGTGATGACGTACTTGGATTGCTTGCTACCAATGGCAGATACAAAGACCCGATAATAGTTTCAGTTGACAAAGATATGAGAACACTACCATGTAAACTTATAGCTGCTGATGAGATAGAACATATAACAAATAAGAAAGCAACTAGACATTGGTTTGAAATGTCATTAGCAGGTGACGCAGGTGACGGAATACTAGGTATCAAAGGTATGGGTATGGTTACTGCTTCAAAGACATTAGCCAATACACCTGATACTAAAGAAGCACTATGGTCTAAGGTACAAGAGACATATACTAAGAAAGGTTATACGATTGCTGATGCTATCTTGAACGCAAGACTGACAAGGATATTAAGAGAAGGAGATTATGATTACAATACAGGTGAAGTAAATCTTTGGAACCCATAAAGAAAACCCCAAGAGGAACCACTCTCTTGAGGTTTTCATGTTGCAGTACAACAAGGTAACCACTCCTTGTTATTCTTAGGTTAACATATAATATAGAAGTAACACTTTATTCTTTGTGGCTTTTCCAGTAATTACTGACGAACTTATAAATAGTTTAGATGGTGTGTTTCCTAACAAACACCCAGACTTATCTCTCTCTGATAGGGAAGTATGGTATCGTGCAGGTCAAAGGTTTGTTGTTGATTATTTAATAGAGCAACAACTTAGACAGAAAGAAACCATGCTGACTAATAGGGTGCTGGAGAATTAGTTATGTGTACAGGTATGAAAAATTGGAGAGGTGTCATAGGAGGTACAGGTCTTAATATGCCATTAGACTATCAAAACAGACCTGTTAATGTAACAGGTAAACAAACAGGAGTCGCTAACCCTATAGATACAGCTAAAGCAACAGAACGTCTGAGGTTAGCAAGACAACAGGCAGAAGGCATAGATCCTGATAGACAACATTTCTTGGATTTCTATAACAAAGATTGGAAGGGAAAATAAAAATGATAGTATTAAATAAAAAGGTAGTTTAATTATGTGTTTCGGAGGAAGACCAAAGCCACCACCATTGCCAACACCAGAGCCAGATGATTCTCCTATAGAAGAGACTGCTCAAGCACCAACATTAGGTAGTCAAGGTGGACATTCTTCTAAGAAGAAGAAAGGTAAGACGGCTACTGGTAAGAAGGTGGCAGCCAAGAAGCGTGGTACATCGTCATTACAGATACCTAAACTTCCTGAGTCAGAAAGTTCTGGAGATTTAAACTACACAACTTAATATGGAATACTCCACACAAAGCACAACAGCAGCAGCTAGATATGAAGCACTTATTAGTGGTAGGTCTGTTTACGATAGAGAAGCTAAAGAGTCCTCTAAACTTACAATACCTAGTCTGATACCAGAACAAACGACAGGTACTAGAGCAAAGGTCAAGACTCCTTTCCAAGCAACAGGTAGTCGTGGAGTTAATTCCTTATCAAATAAACTATTAATGACTTTGCTTCCTCCAAGCACAGCATTTTTTAAATTAGAAATAGATGATCTTGAAATAAAAAAGCAAGGACAGGAAGCACTTCAAAGTGAAATAGATAAAGGACTAAGAACAATAGAAAATGCTTTGATGAATCAGATAGAAATATCTAACGATAGAGTTGCTATGTTTGAAGCACTCAAGCATTTAGTTGTATCAGGTAATGTCTTGTTATATCTAACAGATAAAGGACTTAAGGTATATCCACTTTCTAAATATGTTTGTAAGCGTGATGACGTTGGTAATGTTTTAGAAATATATATTAAAGAAACAGTACACCCACAAGCATTACCTCCTGAGTTCTTAGAACTTATAAAGAAGAAAGAGAACTATGACGCAGAAACAATAAAGGAAGACCTAGATATATATACATCTATCAAAAGAGTTGGTGATGATTTCCTTTGGTTTCAAGAATGTAAAGGAGAGAAGATACCAAACACAGATGGTAGATCAAAGATGGAAATTTCTCCTTTCATTCCTCTCAGATTTATTCGGATAGATGGAGAAGATTATGGTAGAGGATACGTTGAAGAATATAGAGGAGACTTGATTAGTCTTGAGTCTTTGATGCAAGCAATAATTGAAGGTGCTGCTGCTAGTGCTAAGACATTATTCCTCGTTAACCCTAATGGAATTACAAGGGCAGCTACCATAGCAAAGGCTCCTAATGGAGCAATAAGAGAAGGTACTGCTGCTGATATATCTGTCATGCAAGTAAACAAAGGAGGAGATTTTAGTGTTGCTTTTAGTGCTATACAAAGAATAGAAGCAAGACTTGAGTTTGCTTTCTTGATGGCAAGATCAGTACAACGTGACGCAGAAAGAGTAACAGCAGCAGAGATAAATCTTATGGCACAAGAACTAGAGAATAGTCTTGGTGGTATCTATAGTATCTTGACTCAAGAGTTTCAACTACCATATCTCAGAAGACGTATGCACCTGCTGGTAAGACAAGGTAAAGTTCCCAAGCTGCCTGATGAACTGGTCAAACCTAAAATAGTTACAGGATTACAAGGTCTTGGTAGAGGTAATGATAGGAATAAACTTATAGAATTTATAGGAACTGTAGCTCAAGCACTTGGACCAGATGTAATGAGACAGTACGTTAATGTAGATGAAGCCGTAAAAAGACTAGCTACCAGTATTGGAATAGATACTGCTAACCTAGTAAAAACACAAGAGGAGATCCAAGCAGAACAAGAAGCTCTTGCACAACAACAGCTTATACAAAGTCTTGGACCTGCTGCTTTAGGTTCTCGTTTACTTGATCCTAAAGTAAATGCTGAAGCTGGTTTAGCTGAAGCACAAACACAACAACTACAACAAGGAGGAACCCCTGATGCCAACCAAGAAGCCTAAAGAAGAGAAGGAAAAGATTGCTCCTGAAAAAGCAGTCGTTAGTCCTATAGGAGAGTACGAAGAAAATCCTGTACCAGAAAAGTCAGGTGACTACGTTACTAAAAATGGAAACAAAATTCACTATAGTTAAAAGAAACCATTATGACTTCATCACAAGTACAAGTATCTGAAACACCACCAATGTCTCAACAAGATCTTGAAGGTCTTAAAGATGAGAATGGTTTGTATGCTGGCAAGTTTAAAACTGTAGAAGATCTTGCCAATAGCTACAAAGAATTAGAAGGTAAGCTTGGTTCTACTACAGAAGAAGAACAACCTAAAGAAACCACAGAAGAAACTACAGAGGAATCTACAGCAGAATCCACAGGAGTACCAGAAGGATACGAAGACTATTATTTAGAAGATGGAACTGTAGATTATAAATCCGTAAATGAAAATTATGGAGAAACTCTAGGTCAAATATTTAAAGAAGGGCAAGTAGATCCTTACAAAATAAGTGCTGAGTTTCACAAGAACAAAGGAGAGATCCCACAAGAAATGTATCAGTCCTTATTGGATGCTGGTCTATCTAAAAATTCTATTGACTCTTACCTTACTGGTAGAGCAACTGAAATGGGATATCAGAATACTTCATCTGAAGAGGTTGCAGAGAAAGAAGTTCAAAGTATTAGAGACTCTATAGGTGGAGATGAAACCTATGGCAAGATGGTTTCTTGGGCTATGGATAATCTACCTAAACCAGAGATTGATGGCTTTAATGAAGCTACCAAGACAATGACTGCACCCCAACTTAAACTAATGGTGCAAGGACTTTACACACAATACCAAAATGCTATGGGAATTGAACCAAACTTAGTGACAGGCAAACCTGCTTCTAGTGGACCTGCACCTTATAGGTCTTCAGCAGAAGTGAAGAACGCTATGAATGATCCTCGTTATGGAAAGGATGTTACATATACACAAGATGTATATGCTCGTCTAGAAAAGAGTGACGTATTTGGTAAAGGCATATAAATAAAGTTAGTGTTATATTAGAATTAACTTACATCTAGATGGTAAGTCTAAATTAACAAAGTGTAAATCTAAATATCCTTGTGCCTGATGCGTCAGACAACACTTGAGAGAAAGGATTGAAACGAAGTTAGTTGCTTAATTCAAACATTAATCAAGGAGTTTTCCTATGGCTAACGCCACAGTATCTCGTCTTGGTTTGGTTAACAATACAGGAACATCTTATGATGCCCTGTTTTTAAAGGTATTTTCAGGAGAAGTTCTAACAGCTTTTGCTAGAAACAATATCTTTAACGAAGCACTTCATTCAGTTCGTACCATTTCAAGTGGTAAGTCTGCACAATTCCCTGTATTGGGAACTGCGACTGCTGCTTATCATACAGTAGGAACTCCTCTTGTAGGTGCTAACCAAATCAAGGCAAATGAAAAGATCATTACAATAGATGATCTATTAATTGCTCAAAGTTTCGTTGCAAGTATTGACGAACTTAAGAATCATTATGACGTAAGAGCTACTTACGCTGATGAATTAGGTAAGGCTTTAGCTAAGACTTATGATGAGAACGTAGCAAAACAGATTGCTAATGCTTCCAGAGCTTCTACTACTTTAAGTGGTGGTAATGGTGGTCTTGTTCTAACTCTTGCTAATGGTAATACAGCTTCAGCAAACGTAACTGGTGATGAGATAGCAGCAGCTATCTATGATATTGCACAAACATTTGACGAGAGAGACATCCCTCCAACAGATCGTTTCTGTGTATTACCACCTGCTGAGTATTACAAGCTTGCTGAGTCTGCTACAAGAACAGTAGATGTTGACTACAACCCAGGAGGTAATGGTTCATTTGCTTCTGGTAGAGTACAACAAGTTGCTGGCATCCCAATCATGATGTCTAACAACATACCTCAGTCAAACAGATCAGCAGCTTCAGGAGAGAACAACGCATACAATGGTGACGATAGTAAAACTATTGGTCTTGTCTTCCACAAGTCAGCAGTTGGTACTGTTAAGCTAATGGATATGACAACTGAGATCTCTGGTTCTGACTACGGAATTATGTATCAAGGTACATTAATGGTTGCTAAGTACGCTTTAGGTCATGGAATCCTAAGACCTGAATGTGCAGCTACTATTAAATTATCTGCTTCTTAATTTCAATTTATAGGGTATCTTATTATTAGATACCCTTTTTTTTATCATGCCAGAAGGAAAAGCTTACAAGATTACTAAGAAGAAAAAGAAAAAAGGTGGAAGGGATTCACTTAAAATTAAAAAGTATTAGATCATGGCTATAGCTGCAACAACTGAACTTGAAGCAATCAACATAATGCTTGCTGCAATAGCAGAAGCTCCAATAAATAGTTTGACAGGCACACTTCCAGTAGATGCTGTTACTGCTCAATCAACTCTTGCTGAAATTAATAAGGAAGTTCAATCAGAAGGTTGGTCTTTTAATACAGAGATTGATGTAACTCTTACTAGAGATGGATCTGACCATATCAGCTTGCCAGCAAATGTCTTAAGAGTAGATGCAAATATACAACAACACCCAACCATTGATCCTATTCAACGTGGATTAAAACTATATGATAGACAAAATAATAAGTATGAATTTGATGAAGACTTAATTTGTACTGTTGTTTACTTTAGAGATTTTGATGAGATAACAGAACAGGCAAGAAGATATATTAATATCAAAGCTGCAAGAGTATTTGTTGATAGGTTAGTTGGAGATGAAGGACTAAGAACATATACAGAACAAGATGAAACTAGAGCAAGAACTATATTAACGGAGACAGATTACGCTAATGCAGATCACAACTTATTAAGAGGAGATCCTTCTCTTACCAGTATCTTTGATACTTACAATCCTTCTAGTGCTTTAATTAGATAACCATGCCTGTTATATCAAGAGCTATTCCTACATTACTAAGAGGAATATCACAGTCTTCTGATGCTTTAAAGCAACCAGATCATGCTGATATACAAGACAATGCTGATAGCAACCCTGTTCTTGGTCTAACAAAACGAAGTGGTTTGCAATATGTAACTTCTTTATCATCTTCAACTCTTGGCAACGTACATATACAAACTATAAATAGAGATGCAAGCGAAAGATATGTAGCCATATTTAGTAATGGCAATGTAAAAGTTTATGATATAGATGGAACAGAGAAGACTGTTAACAAACCAGATGGTACTAGCTACCTGAATACTTCTAATCCTAGAAGTGTAATGAAGACAGTTACGATTGCTGATTATACTTTTGTTGTTAATACCAGCATCTCAGCAGCTATGGATTCAACTCTTAGCGGTGGTACTGGTACGAAAGCAATTATATTTATTAACCAAGCAACTTCTAAAACAACCTACTCTGTAACGATAGATGGAGTTACAGTAACAGATAACACAGATGGAGATTCTACTCTCAGTACAGATACAGTTGCAGCAGATTTAAAAACAGGTCTTGATGCTGGTTTAACTGGTTTCACTATTGCACGAAATGGTCCTGTTCTCTATGTAAAGAAGAATGATGATTCTGATTTTTCTATAGATGGTAGTGACACTCAAGGTGATACCAAGATGACAATAGTAAAAAATTCAGTACAAAGATTTACTGATCTTCCAACTGTTGCACCTAATGGTTATGTTGTAGAAATTAAAGGAGATGAGAATACTGACTTTGATAACTATTACGTTAAGTTCGTTACTAATAATGGTGGTGCTTTTGAAGAAGGGCAATGGGAAGAAACTGTAGAAGCTGGCATACCTTTTAAGTTTGATTACGCAACAATGCCACACGTTCTTGTACGTCAAGCAGATGGTAATTTTAGATTTGCAAAGGTAGATGGAGATACATATACCATAAGTAGTACAGATTATACTCTTCCTAAATGGGGAGAAAGAGTTGTAGGTGACGTTGTATCAGCACCAGATCCTTCTTTCATTGGCAGTACAATTAACAATGTATTCTTCTTTAGAAATAGACTTGGATTTCTTGCAGGTGATAACGTAATCCTTTCAAGAGTGTCAGAGTTTTTTAACTTCTTTCCTGAAACTGTTGTATCTGTTTTAGATAATGAACCTATAGATGTAGCTGCATCCCATACGAAAGTTGCGATATTAAAAAATGCAGTAACGATGGGAGAAAAACTTATATTATTCTCTGAACAAACGCAGTTTGTATTAGCCAGTTCAGCAGATAACCTTACACCTAAAACAGCTAACGTAATAGTTGCGACTGAATTTGAAAGTAGTGCAGCAGCACAGCCTGTAGGTTCTGGTAGTTCTATTTATTTCTTAACTGAAAAAGGATCTTTTGCTGGTATAAGAGAATATATTATTCAAGGTGAATCCCAAGTAAGAGATGCTGCAAATGTCACTATTCATGTACCAAGACTGATACCAAGTAATGTCTTCAAGATGGCAGTATCTACTAACCAAGATATTCTTATTGTCTTAGGTTCAGACAATCCTAATAAACTATATGTATATAGATGGTTATATGGATCAGATGGAAATAAAGCTTTAAGCAGTTGGTTTACTTATACTATTAATTCCAATAGATCTATTTTAAATGTTGACTTTATTGGTACAGATTTGTTTGCTGTTATCGAAGAAGCTAACAAAGTAACTCTAGAAAAGATACCATTTGAATCTGAATTTAGAGAAACCAATGCAACCTTTGAATATCACCTCGATCATAAAGTAACTGAAGCAACTACAGGGGTATCAGTATCTTATAGCTCTGGTACAGGTCTATCTACTTTTACAGTTCCATATAGATTAAGAGCAAGCATGAATATTGTTGGTAGATATTTAGGTGATGGAGAAACAAGTACTTTTGTAGATCCTCAAGGTAATACAAAAACTCTTACAGCAGGGCAGGTTATCTCAACATCTAATACTACTAATGGCTCGACATCTACCATCACAGCTACAGGAGATTATAGGAATAGTAAGTTTATTATTGGTGAACCTTATGAAATGCACTATAGATTTAGCAAACAAAGACTAACAGAACAAGGTGCTGGTACTCCTGAATATGTAGGAGCAAGGTTACAGCTACATCATTTTTATATTAAATACGAAGATGCTGGATTTTTTAAAGTAGAAGTGACACCTCAGAATAGAGATACAAGTACACATAAATTTACTGGTCGTTTGCTTGGTTCTGCGTCTGCTGCTATTGGACAAATCAACCTAGATACAGGTACATTTAAAGTACCTATAATGAGCAAATCAGACAGAGTGGATATAGACGTTAAGAACAATACATTCCTTCCTACACGTTTAGCTAGTGCAGAATATGAAGGTACATTCCATTCAAGGAGTAGAAGAATATAGTGGTATATCTAAGAAAATCAAGACTAACAGATTTTAAATTTGTAGTAGAAAATATGAGACTCATGGATAAGATTGAAGCCCTTTATCAATCGGGCTTAAGTCCAGAAGATGCTCTTAGTTATACTTATTTAGGTAGTGAAATTAATATGGCAATAGCAAATGATAATGATGACCCTGTAGGACTATGTGGAGTACAAGAAGATGGCTGTATATGGATGGTTGCTACAGATGAATTGTTTGATAATAAAAAATCTAGATTACAGTTAACAAGACAAGGTAGAAAATGGGTTGATAATCTACTTGGGTCTTATAAAATACTTTATAATTATGTATATGCAGAAAATACTTCTGCTATAAAATGGTTAAGAACTCTCGGATTTACTTTTATAAAGTTACATGAAAGTTATGGTCATCAAAACAAACCTTTTTACGAATTTCTGAGGATTACCTAGATGTGTATTGGTGCTGCTTTAGGATTAAGTACGTCAGCAGGTACAGGCTTTTTAGGTCTTTCTGCTGCCACAGCATTTAATGTAGGTTTAGGTCTTACTGCTGCCAATGCTTTCATGGGTAGGGCTGCTGCTAGAAGTGCAGCCGATCAGACATATGCAACAGCTTTACAAGCTTTCCGATCAGCAGAAGATAATAAAAGACAAAGAAAATTAGCTCTGTCTGAAGGTTTTGCTGAAAAGAAAAAGTTTGCATGGATGGATAAATTTGCAAAGACTATTGATGCTATAAGAGCTAGAAGCTCTATAGTGGCATCAGAGCAAGCAGGTGCGAATGTGGAATTGTTATTAATGGATACAGAAAGACAGGCTGCTAATTATAGAGAAGCAGTAGATCAAAGTATAGAATCAATGGGAAGGCAATATTATTTCAATATGCAAGCAGAAGACGCATCATTCTTGAGTACACAAAATAGATTACAAAGCAATATAAATCAAGCTTATAATGCGATCCCAACTCTAGGTCAGACTTTATTAGATATTGGAGTTCAAGGTGTTGGTATGTACTTAGCTGCATCTCTACCTGCTGGTGGAGGTGGTGGAGGTGCTGGAAAGACTGCATCAAAGACTGCATCAAGTACTTACGGCACAAACTGGCAATCAATTCCAAAAGATATTGCGTAATCCTTAATTAAAGTAATCATGGTTTTAAAAGTCAACACTACAAACTTTCAAAGTACAGCAGGGAAAAGTTATAGGGAACCTGTAAATACTTTTGTCGAACCTGTACAAGTTCAACCTAGAACTGGAATAATGGATTTGGCTCAGAGCTTGGCTACTGTTAATCCTGTAATACAAAAATATTTAAGTAATGTAATTGAACAAGAAAAACAAAGAGGGATATTAGAAGGACAGAATAAGATTTTAAGTTCCACTCCTGAAGATATAAATAAAATAAAAAAACAATTAGAGAAGAAAGAAGGCAGAAGAATTATGAGGAATTTTGTTGGTGGAAATATGTATATAGAATATGGACTTGAAAAACAATTAGCAATTAATTTAGGAAATATAGCAGAAGGTAAAACTAATCAATTCTTTTCAAATTATTTCGTTCAAGTACCAAATAAAGCAGGTGGTACTGCTCCTGTACATATATCTCAATTCGATATTAATTCTGAAGAGTTTCAAGGAGCTATGGCCGAATTTAGAGAAACGCAATTATTAGATACAAAAGGTATAAGACCAAATCTTTTAAATGAGTTCTTCTTACCACAACAAAATGCTGCTTTACAGAAAGCAATAACTAAACAAGCAGCAGCAAAAGCAGATGCAAACATAAGTAATTATAGAGATATATTGACAGACAGTTCTCTATTGTATTTTCGTAATATTAGTAAATACGATGACAGTATTGAACAAAATATTATTGATACAGATTTCCAAGATGGAGAAAGTTATGCTTTGTCTTTGCTTCAGTCTGATACAAACAACGCATATAAATTAGGGTTGACAGGAGTTGTTTCCCCATCAGGTATGGTTGAGATAATTAAAAAAAATGGTTATAGAATTTTAAATGATTTTCAACAAGGTAATATTTCTTGGGTAGATGCTCAATCTGAATTAGATGATTATATAGAATTTATGTCAGGCATTACAGTAGGACCAAGTGGTACTACTAAAGACGGATTTCCAATACAAAAAACATTAGGAGAATTTCTGGAAAAGGATGATAGTATCTTGAAACTTAAGAAAGAAATATATGAAAAAATCCATGACACTAATAAAGAAGAAAGCAAACTTTTAGAGTTGCTAAATAAAAAAGAGATTAAAGAAACTTTAGGTAGTATGGATTGGTCTTCTATGGACCCAACAACGTATAAGAATAATGTAAAGACTTTAAAAGCATTAGTAGAAGAACACAAAGATTTAAAACAATTTATTGTTAAGGAATATGATTTAAGAAATGATAATGTTGATTATTGGTTTGATAGATTTACAAGAGATTACACTAATGGCAAGTTAGGTGATAAAGATAAAGCGAAAGTAAGACTAGATAGTTTTATGGCTATATTAGGTCCTACTGCGACTGATGCAGATAGAGCAAGATATGACAAAGCCTTGAAATTACTTGATAAAGAAAGTCCTCAAGGGGTATTAAATTCTTATCCAGAGTTTGACAGAACTCTTAAGAACATGAAGGAAGCTTTGAGAGAGGATAATAAATCTGGATATGTAGTAATTAAAGTTGGTTATACAAATGCTTTTAATGATCTTTCAAAACGATATAGAGATAAAATTGACGATTGGATTATGACAGACTATAAAAATGAAGAAGACAAAAATAAAGCAAAAAAAGAAATTATTAACTTTGTACAATTAGAAACAATAAAAATTGTAGATGGTAACTACATATTTGAAAATCCTTTACTCGAAACTTTATATTATAAAGCCAATCCAAATTTGGAAAAACCAAATAAAAATAAAAATAAAAAGAAAACTGATGAAAAATTAAATAAATACAAAAAAATGGCAGAAGGCGGTCCTGTCAAAAAAGATGAACCTATAATTGTTGGTGAGAATCCAGATGGTTCTATTAATAAAACAACTGAGTTATTTGTACCAAGAAGTGATGGAGAGATTATTGCAAGTAACAAAACAATGATTCACGAAGTTAAAAGTGGAGAGAATCTAAGCACTATAGCTGACCAGTATGAAGGAATTGAATATATAGATATTATTAATTTCAATAAATTCTCTAACGATCAAGCTAATAATTTAAGTATTGGTCAGAAAATACCTTTACCACAAGCAAACATTCAAGAAAGCAAAGAAGTTCTAACACAAAAATTAAATGAAGTATTAAAAAGTGTTGACACTACAAAACCATTTAAACAAGAAATAATTAATAAAATGTTATTAGCTGTTGGATTTAATGAAAATGATGCAAGAATCATGTCTGCTATTGGCATGGCGGAGTCAGCAGGTGATGGAGGTATAGATACTATGAAGTCAGGTTTAGATCCTAACAAGAAAAAAGAATTTTCTATTGGCTTATTTCAAATAAATATGTTACCAGAGTTTGAAGGTGAAAGATTTCCATTATTTGGTATAACTTCTACAGATGAACTTTATAATCCTATTACTAATGTTATAGCAGCCAAAAAACTTTTTGATAAATATGGTTTTGAAGCTTGGGGAGCATATAAAAACAATAGGTACAAAGATTTCTTATCTAATTAATTATGACTTACACACCTGCAAACAACGACATAGGTTATGAGAACGAAGAGAAGCCTACTGTAGATATAGGTTATGATGAAGAACTTCGAGAAGTAATTTCTGAAAATCAAACAACTGTTGATACAACAGAAGAGGACCAGCCAGAAGTTGAATTTACTAATAATTTTGATAGTAAAAAAATATTTAACAGTAATAAGAGTTGGTTAGATTGGGATACAGAATATGATTTTAGTGATTATACAAATACCTTCTTACAAGATGGAGGGGAACCATTTGATTTGTATGCGGAACCAAATGATAAGACAAGAAATATATTTAATAAAACTATAGACTTTTCAGTTGGAGAAGATACAAAACCAAATCTTGAATCACGCTTAAATTTCTTAAGTGTTTATGATTTTGTAAAAGGTAATCAAGCTACTAACTTAGGCTTTGATAACAAGCCAATCAAAGGATTAAGAGATAGACAACAGTTTTTTAAATTAATAAAACAAGAAACAGGTTTCACAGGTGAAGAATTTCTAGGAAACAAAATATCTAGAGAAGATGTAGAGAGTGAAGATTTTCAAAAAGGTCTTGCAAATGTAATGAAATATTATGAAGACAAAGGTTTTACTATCAATAGGCTTCAAGCTGATGACGAGTCGCAACTAAATAAAGTAGCAAAAGGTATCGGTATAGAGATAGGTGTAGGTATGACAGCAGATTATGTTTTCAGTCCATTATTGTTTGGTAAAGGTAAATGGGCTAAAGCTTTATATGCTCTTGGTCAATGGGGTGTAGGTTACTTTGCGAATGTGGAAGCACAAAAACAAAGAATTAACGAAGAAGATAGAGTAAATTTTAAACCTAATAACAATGAAGCTTTTGCAGCAGGTTTTACTCAAATCATTCCCTTTGGTGTGACAACAAAAGGTTGGAAAGGTGTAGCTGCTTCAGGTGCTTATGGTAGTACAATCGCTACTACTGAAACTTTCTTAAGAGATATCTTAGGAGATGATGTAACTTTAGAAGAATACTTTGCAAATGCAGGTCTTGGTGCTGGCTTTGGTGCTTCTTTTAAAGGTTCTATTGAAGGTTTAGATAAAATATTTACTAAATACAAAGGTTTTAAATTTGATAAAGCAAACAACATATTTAACTTAAACAAGAAAGATATTCAGACTGTAGAAGAAGCAGCAGACAATATAAACAAAGCTACTAAGGTTTTAAAGAATGATATAGAAAGCAAAGGAGAAAACTACGACAATATTGGAAAGAAGTTAAAAGACGAAGGCTCTGGTACAAGTAGTCAGACGAATACAAAACCTATAGATGGTTCTGCCAGAACATATGTAATACCTAATCAATTTAGAAATACAAAACCTAACTATGGAGATGCACCTATAATTTTTGAGTCTGACTTTGATAAGATGGCTTGGTATTTAAGACACAAAAAAACAAAGCCACCTAAAAATGCAGATAAAATTTTAGAGAGTTTTATCAGTCAAGGTTTTACAGAAGCAGAAATAAGACAGCATGGAACAAATATACACGAAAAAATTAAACAGATAGTTATTGATAAAACAGGTAACGCAAAAGCAGGTCAAGGTAATACATTAGGACTAACAATAGAAGTACCTGCTGATAATAAATACTCTGGAACAGTCCAAACTAAAATTACTAACAAGAAACAAAACTTAGGAGATCTTACAAAAAATCCACAATCAGTTGCCTTTATCAAAGAATTTAAACCAAGACAACAAGAATTAGTAGAAGCAATAATTAGGCAATTAAAAGATGAAAATGTTTTTGTAGGTTCTAAGAGTCAAGTACAAACAAGGCTTGAAGGTCTAGGTATGTTTAATAAAGGAGTTGTTTCATTAGCTAATACAAGTGCAATAAAAGAATATGCAGAGATGTATGCAAAGATGTATAACTTAGTTCCTAGTGATTCTTTAAACTTTGCAGTTGCACAAGTCATAACACTAGCAACAGAAAACGTAGCTAATAAAAACCAAATAATGATGGATCTTATTAAGACAAAAGATTCTGTAAAGATACAAAAAAGTATTGATGATTTGTTTGAAGCACTAACAGACGTAGAGGAATGGTTAACACTTGGTCTGCCATTAAGAACTCAAGCAGGTAGAACTGTTAAGTCTTTTGGTATGAAGACAGAACAAGGTATAGAAGGTAAGACTGTAGAAGAAATCACAGGTATGACAGCAGCAGAAAAAGCTGCTGCTACTGCTAAAGTACCTGAGTTGCAAATAGATATTGATGACGCAATCGCAAGAAATCAATTATTAAAAACTAGACTTACAGAAGCTTTGGAAGAAGCTACAAAAACAGGAGATTATTCAAAGTTAAATCAAGCAGCAGTTACTTTAAAAGCAGCAAGTGGTGATCCTAGAAAACTTGTTGCAATACAAAATCAAGATGCTATATCTAATTCATTTGTAAAAGGATTAGATAAAGGAGTAAGGATTATAAATGAAATTGGTATAAATGGTATTTTGTCTGGTCCTAATACACAAGCAATAAATTTATATTCTGGTGCAATGATGACGTTTATGAAAGCAATGAATAATTTTGTAGGTGCTAGTAATGCTCAAGAGTTAAGGGCAGCACAACAATATATGTCTTATTTATTTTATAACTTAGATTTTGGTGTGCAAGCTTGGAAAAGATCATGGGATATGGAAGATAATTTTTTAAATGTTGGAAGTATAAAAGGAGATACAGGTCAACGATTCGTCATATCTTCAGACGCTAGTTTCTGGCCTTTCAGAGCCTATGACGAGTTTGGAAGAGTTGTCAGATTACCTAGTAGATTAATGGCATCTAATGATGCTTTGATACAAGCACCTAATATTATTGCTGCTACTGCATTTGAAGCTTTTAATGAAGGTGTGGCTAGAAACTTAGAAGGAGAAGATTTAACAAAATATATAAAAGGAACTGTAGATGGTGTTATTTCTTATTTATTAAAAGGTCAAGAAGGACAGCTAGGAAGAATAGAAGATGGAGTCCTTCAACCAACTGATGCAGTAATACAAAGAATACTTACAAGAGCAAAAGAAGTTGGCAAGAATGTTACCTTTACTCAAGACATAAGAACAGATAGTTATTTTGGTAAAGGTGCAAAATTAATAAATGATGCAGCTATAAATAATTCGGCAGTTAGATTTTATTTTAAATTTACAAGAACTCCAACCAATATGATGCTTGAGACTGCAAGATACTTGCCAATAGTAAATTTACCAATACAAGTTACATTACCAAATGGGGAAAGGGTCAATATAAATGTCGTGAATCAAGCACTTCTACCTGATATGGTTGCTGACTTAAATAGTCCAGACCCTTATGTTCGTCAACAGGCAAATGGTCAAATAAGAATGGGTGCTGCACTTGGTACTTTAATGTTATTTATGACCAACAAACAGTCTGAAGACACAGATGACGGATATAAGAAAGAATTTTTAACAGGTGGTGGTCCTAATTTTTATACCAAAGAAGGTGCTGCACAATGGATGTCTATGTATAAAAATGGTTGGCGACCTTATAGTAAAGCTGTTTTGCAGTATGACGAATATGGACAACCTTTATTAAAGAATGGTAAGCCTGTATATATTTATAAGAGTCTTGAATTTATACCTGACCCACTAGCTTCTTTAGTTAGAACTTGGTTAGATTTTGCTGAGATGCAACCTTTCTTATACGAAGGAGATTTTGATGCTGAAGGGGTAGCAGAATATGTAGGAACTTGGTTTGCTTTTATTGGTCGTAATATGTTTAATAAAACATATACAAGTCAAATATCTGAGTTGTTAAAGTTCATACAAGTTGGTGGAGGAATTAGCGAACAAGGTATAGATGAAGGTTTGAAATACAAAGACAAAAGGTTTCTTGATTATCTTGGTAGACTAGGCTCTTCTAACTTCTTCTATTCAAGTCTGTTAAAAAGACTATGGAGAGTACCTGCTGCCATAAAAGAAACAATGGGATTCTCTGAGGAGGAAGCTAAAGCGTTGTTTGAATCAACAGGCGATCCTACACAATTAAGGAAATTTATAAAACGTGATTCAAAAACATACTCAGGAGATGGTGCTAATGAAAGTTTGCCATATAGTGATGAAGATTTTAATAAAGCAAATTTTATAATTCAAGCCTTTCAAAATACAGTAGATAAAATGTTTAAAGAAATCGTACCTGTAAATGTAGGTGGTAGATTACCTGCACAGGTAGATCATATAACTAACCATGTAATAACTCATCCACGCAAAGAAGGAGGTCTTTTCCAATTTATTTATAATAGACCTATAGGTGAAAGCCAGAACTATTTGGTTCTTGATGTTCAAGCTGAAATAGGTAAAATGTTACCTGCACCACCAGATATGTTAAGAGGATCAGTACTGCCTAATTTAAGATCAAAAGATTTTATACCAAAGAAACTAGATAGAGTTGAATACAATAATCTTAAAAAGATTACAAACCTTATAGAACTAAAATATAAAGGTAGAAATATGAATATAAGAGAAGCTATCAATGCAGAGATAAATACAGATTATATACAACTACGAAGAAATACTATTAAAAATTATGGATTACAGAGTGAAGAAGGACAAAGAGCATCAGAAGAAATATTCCAAACACTATCGAAAATTAATACCAAATATATAAAAGCAGGTATGATAGAGTATATGCGAACTGAAATGACACAAGAAGATATTAATAATAGAATAAATGCAGTTGAAGAAAAGAATCAAAATTATAATAATGTATTGCTTGAAGAGTTTGATAAACTTAATTTAGGTACATTTAACAATAGTTCCTTTTAATCATGGCTACTAACACTACAGCTACAGCTACTACACATACTGGTAATGGTAGTACAACTAACTTTGCAATATCTTTTTCGTTCTTAGCCAATAACGAAGTAGACGTAACAGTAGCAGGGGTCTTAAAAACATTAGATACTCATTACACAATTAGTGGGTCTACAGTTACCTTCACTTCTGGTAACATCCCTGCTAGTGGTGCTGCTGTTAAATTTCAAAGAGATACAAATATAAGTACAAAGAAAGTAGATTTTCAAGATGGTAGTGTTTTAACAGAAACAGATCTAGATACAAATAGCGACCAAGTATTATTTGCTCAACAAGAGATTACAGATAAATTAGCAGGTATAGAAGAAGGAGCTACAGGAGATCAAACAAATGCAGAGATTAGGGCAGCAGTAGAAGCAGCAACCGATAGTAATGTCTTTACTGACGCAGATCACACGAAGTTAAATGGAATAGAAACGGCAGCTACAGCAGATCAGACCGCAGCAGAAATAAGAACCCTTGTCGAAAGTGCTAGTGATAGCAACGTGTTTACTGATGCAGACCATTCTAAACTAAATGCAATAGAAGCAAGTGCAACTGCTGATCAAACTGCTGCTGAGATAAGAACACTTGTAGAGTCAGCTTCAGATTCAAATGTATTCACAGACGCAGATCATACAAAATTAAATGCAATAGAAGCTAATGCAACCGCAGATCAAACAGTATCAGAAATTAAAAGTCTTATAGCTGGTAGTCCTCTTGACGCTAGTCACCTTGCAGCAAACTCAGTTGATAGTAGTGAACTGGTAGATGGAAGTATAGATACTTCTCACCTATCTGCTGACTGTGTGGATGGTACAAAGATAGCTGACAATGCTATTGGATCAGAACACCTAGCAGCAAACTCTGTAGGAACTTCTGAAATAGCAGATGCAGAATTAACAACACTAGCTGGTATGCAATCTGGTACAGCTTCTAAGTTAGCTGATAGTACTGCTCTTACATCTGATATTGCCGATTTAAACCAGTTAGATGGTATGGCAAAACAGACCACTTTAACTGATGACGATACAAAGTTCCCTACTTCTGGTGCTGTAGTTGATTATGTAGCAGCACAGATAGCACCTATTGGTGGATTAGAAGTTATAGCTAATGAAGATAGTTTTCCTTCTACACAACCTTCATCAGGTGTAGTTATTAGTATTTCAGATATAGAAGGCCTTGTAGTTAATGGAAGTGGTGTTGCTACAAACGCAAGAACATCAGGTAATGGATCAGATAACGTAACTATTAATGGATTTCCTTCTAGTCTACAAAGCAAGACAATGGCTGCTGGTCTTGGTCTTATGGTTAGTTCTACAGGCTCTAGTCAAACATATACTTACCATAAACTATTAGCAAAAGAAGCTGAT